GGATGTTCAACTGGATCGAGAACACGGTCGTGCTCACGGTCCAGCGCGACGTCGACCAGCCCGGCAACCGCCGCCTCATCGACAGCGTCGTGGGCACGGTGCAGAGCTTCATCAACGGGCTCATCGCTACCGGGGCGCTCGTCGACGGCAAGATCGAGTTCCGCACCGACGACAACCCGACGGTCGATCTGGCCGACGGGATCATCCGCTTCCACCTGACGCTGACCCCGCCGAGCCCGGCCGAGTCGATCGAGTTCACCGCCGAGTACAACCCGAACGCGCTCGCGGCGCTGTTCACCTGAGGAGCCTGATCCATGGCCATCATCCCCGAGAAGATCGCGAACTTCCAGGTGTACGCGGGAGCGCGGTCGGAGCTCTTCCTGGGCGTCGCCGACGCGGAGCTGCCGAGCTTCGACGCCATCACCGAGAAGATCAGCGGCGCCGGCATCGCCGGTGAGATGGACTCGCCGGTGCCGGGTCACTTCGGCTCGCAGTCCATGAAGCTGAAGTTCCGCACCGCCACGCCGCAGGTGCTGCTGATGCCGTCGGGCATCTACCACATCATCGACCTGCGCGCGGCCGAGCAGACCCAGGATCCGGCGCTCGGCGCGCTCGGCATCCGCGCGCTGCGCATCGAGGTGCGCGGCCCGCTCAAGTCGCTCAAGCCGGGCAAGGTGGAGCCCGGCAAGCCGATGGATGCGGAGATCGAGGTGGAGTGCTCGGTGATCCGCGTCTCGGTGAACGGCGCCCTGGTCATCGAGCTCGACAAGATGAACTCCATCTACAAGGTCAACGGCGTCGACTACCTCGCGGCCGTCCGCGCCGCGACGGGGGGCTGATCGTGCTGATCAAGCTCAGCAAGCCCCTCGAGGTGGAGCCGGCCAGCGGCGCCACGCCGGCCAAGGCGGTCGAGGAGCTCGTGCTCAACTTTGACCAGCTCACCGGGCTCGATGTCCTGTCTGCCGAGCGGATGGCGATCATCGAGTCGGCCATGCCCGTGCTCAACATGCGCACGAGCGGCGCCTTCATCCTGCAGATGGCCGCACGCGCCTCGGGCATCGACTCGGCGAAGCTCAACCAGCTGCCCGCGCTCGACTTCATCGCGATGATCGAGCGGGTGCAGGGTTTTTTGTCCAGCGGGGACTGACCGCCGACGCTGGGCCGGAGTCAGTCCGCGAGCTCTGTCTGCGGCTCGCGATGGTGGTGGGCGGTGGCATCGAGCAGTGGCTGGCGATGCCGCTCGCAGAAGCCCGCGCGTGGTCGGCGACGGCCACGCGCATTCAAACAGAGGACGCACAGCGCACCTGAGCCATGGCCCGCACCTACGAAACCGCAATCGTGCTCGGCGCCAAGCTGGCGTCCACGTTCAAGAGCACGATCGGCGGCGCCGGCGGGGCGCTGGAGAAGCTCGGGCAGCAGGCCGCGAAGATCAAGTCGGTGGACCGATCCACCGAGGTTTTCGCCCGGCTCCAAGTAGAGATGCGTGCTGCCGAGCAGCGAGCGCACACGGCTGCCACCACGCTGATCGCACTTGCCGAGGCTGCCGCCAAGACGGATAAGCCGACCAAGGAGCTGGCGCAGTGGCTGGCCGCCGGCGAGAAGGAGGCCAAGAAGGCGGCCGACGCGATGGACAAGGCCCGCGCGAAGGTGCGCGACATGGGCCTCGCGATGCACCTCGCCGGCGTCGACACCTCGAAGCTGTCGAGCGAGCAGGAGCGCCTCGCCCGCGACCTCGCCGTCACCGAGCGGCGCATGGCAGCGGTCAATGCGATGCAGGCCAGCTCCAAGCGGATCTTCGGCGACAAGGGCATCCGCGAGCGGCGGTTCGGTGACCCGAAGGAAGCGCGGATCGACAAGCTCCAGCGCCAGGCCGGCGGGCTGCTGACCACGGCCGCGGGCCTCGGCGCCGCCGGTGTTGGTGCCGGCGTCGGTCTCTTCTCCCTGCTGAAGCGCGCCGCCGATGCTGGCGATGCAGTCGACGACGCCTCGAAGCGCCTGCACATCGGCGCCGCGGCGCTTCAGGCGTTCCACCTGCAGGGCGAGCTCGCCGGAGCTACTGCCGAGGACGTAGACAACGGCCTGGGCAAGCTGGCAGTGAACCTCGGCAAGGTGCTCGCCGCGCGCAAGAAGGGCGGCGGCGGGGGCGGCTTCGGTCCGATCGAGGGGCTCACCATCTTCGGGCAGGGCGGCGGGGCCTCGGCGGCGAAGGACGATCCGTTCAACCGCATCGGCCTGAGCGCCAAGGCGCTCGCCGGCCAGAAGCCCGAGCGCCAGATCGAGCAGATCGCCGACGCCATCGCGAAGCTCAAGACGCAGGAGGAGCGCGCCGCGGCGACCGCGGCCATCTTCGGCAAGGGCAGCCTGAAGCTCCTGCCCATCCTCGAGGGCGGCGGAGCGGCCCTGCGCCAGATGCGCGAGGAAGGCGTGCGCACCGGCAAGTTCATGAGCGACGAGGCGACGCAGGCCGCCTCCGACTTCAATGACTCGCTCAAGGAACTGGAGACCGTCGGTATCAACTCGGTGGTCAACGCGCTCGGCGGCACGCTGCTGCCCGTCGGGATCAAGACGCTGCGCGGGCTCACGACGTGGATCCAGGCCAACCAGGCGACCATCCGCCAGTGGGCCGAGCAGACGAAGATCTGGATCGAGCAGAAGGCCATCCCGGCGATCAAGGCCGCGGCGCTCTGGTTTGTCGACACCGGCGGGAAGATCGTCTCCGTCGTCACCCGCGTGGCCGACCTGGTCGGCGGCTTCGGCAACCTCGCTATCGCGATCGCCGCGCTCAAGGCCGCTCCGCTGCTGCTGACGCTGGGCCAGATCGTGGCGGCGATGGCGCAGGGAGCCTCGGGAGCATTCGCCTACACGGCCTCGCTCTACTCGACCACCACCGGGCTCGGCGCCGTCGCCGCGGGCGTGGCGGCGACTGCCGTCGCCGTGACCGCACTCACCGCTTCCTTCGTCGCTGGACTCGCGGCGGGCAAGGCGCTCGACGACTGGCTGGGGATCTCCGATTGGGCCAGCGGGCTCGCCGAGCAGCGGGCAGATGACGCACGAAGCTTCGAGGCAGACGCCACGCTTCGCGAGGGACAGATTGCTGCGCTTCGCCGCCAGCGCGCCGAGAAGATCGCCAAGCGTGGATTGGCGGGCGAGGGCGGGACCGTCACCCCGATCACCGCCGCAGCTCCAGCGGCGCCCGCTGGCCCACGTACTTCGCCGGCGGGCGGCGGCGTGGTGCTGCAGTTCCAGCAGAAGCTGGAGGTCACCGGCGCCACCAGCAAGGCCGACGTGCAGGCGGCGATCGATGCAGCCACGCCGGAGATGCTGGCCAAGGTCAAAGCCATGCTCGAGGCGCACGAGCGCGAGAAGAAGCGGGTCTCGTTCCAATGAGCGCCGCGACCTACACCACGCGCAGCGGCGACACTTGGGATGCGATTGCCCTGCGCACCCTCGGCGCCGAGCGCTACATGGACCTGCTCATCGAGGCCAACCCGACGCACAACTACGTCGCGCGCTTCGACGAGGGAGTGGCGCTGGTGGTGCCGGCGCTGCCGAGCCCGGCGCGCCCGTCGAGCCTGCCGCCCTGGAGGCGCCCATGAGCGCCGCGCGCCGCACGCAGATCTCGATCACGTGGGAGACCATCGAGATCAGCCGCGACATCGGGCCGATGCTCACCGGCCTGACGTACACCGACAACCTGACCGGCTCGGCTGACGACCTCGCGTTGGAGCTCGAGGACCGCGACGGCCTGTGGTCCGGCAGCTGGCGGCCGGTGTTCGGTGACACGGTGGAGGCGCGCGTGAAGGTCGAAGCGGCCGACTCCTGGCTGACCGGCGTCACCGACCTGCGCCTGGGCATCTACGCCCACGACAAGATCACGCTCAGCGGCCCGCCGAAGAAGGCCACCGTCAAGGCGGTCTCGGCGCCGATGGCCACGGGACTCCGCCGGCGGAAGCGCACCCGCGCCTGGGACTCCGTCACGCTGCACCAGATCGCTGAGGACATCGCCGATCGGGCGGGTCTGGCGCTCGACTGGTCGGGCTCCGACGGGCGCCCCTACAAGCGGCGCGAGCAGAAGAACAAGAGCGATCTGGAGTTCCTCGACGAGGCGGTGAAGGAGCAGGGGCGTGCGCTCAAGGTCACCGAGGGAGCGATCGTGATCTTCTCTGAGGAGAGCCGCGACGCCTCGGCCTCCGTGGGCGAGATCAATCTGGTCGGCGGCAAGGTGCTCGGTTGGAACTTCGATTCCGACGACTCGGCCCGCTACGGCAACTGCCACCTCAAGATCTTCGACCCGCGCTCGGGCAAGACGATCGAGGGCCAGTTCCCCGCCGTCGGTGCCACGCCGGACGCCTATGCGTCGCTGGGCCTCGATCCCGATGGTCAGACGCTCGAGGTGCTCCTGCCGGTGGAGGACGCCGCGCACGCGGTGGACATCTGCAAGGGCAAGCTGCGGAACGCAAACCGCTTCGCCAACTCCGGCCACCTGGTCACCGTCGGAGATCTCGGGCTCGTCGCGGGCGTGACGTTCGACCTGACGGGCGCCGACGCCTTCAATGGCAAGTTCATCGTCACCCGTGTCGCGCACCAGTTCGTCGGCGGCCACACCTGCGCGCTCGACGTGCGCCGATGCGTGGAGGGCTTCTGATGTTTCGCGCGGGCCGAGTCACGTCGGTGAACGAGAAGAAGCATACGGTGCGCGTGAAGTTCACCGACGGCGACGGCTACGAGAGCTTCGATCTGCCGGTGCTGGTGACGCGCCCGGGCGACTACTCGCTGCCGGCGAGCGATGCCCTGGTGCTCTGCGCGCTGGAAGATGGACCCGAGGGCATCGGCTACGTGCTCGGAGCGCTCTACAGCGAAGCCGACGCACCGCCGCTCGACGCCAAGGCGAAGCGCTCGGTGGTGAGCAGCGATCTGCGGCTCGGCACCGCCGACGCCGGGGACAAGGTCGCGCTGGCGCCGGCTACGAAGGACGAGATCCAGAAGGTGCTGGACTTCGCGACAGGGATCGCGGACGCGCTGAAAAATGCGGCTCCCTTCGTGCCCAACGACGGCGGTGCTTCGATCTTCGCTGCTGTGCGGGTGCTCCTCGCTGCGAACGTCGCGCCGACGATCGACGAGCCGGCCGCCGAGCACGTGAGCGCGTCATGAGCCTCGGCACGTGGGGTGACGTGGTCTTCGAGGTGAGCGCCGACCTGATGCGCACTTGGCAGGACATGAAGCGAAGCGGGGAATCCCGGTGGGCGCGGCACGACGTCTACGCCGGCAAGCCGCTGCCGGAGTTCATCGGGCCCGGCCTCGACTCGCTCACCATGTCGGTGCGCCTCGACGCGCAGCGCGGCGTCATCCCTGCCGACGAGATCAAGGCGCTCCGTGAGCAGCGGGACATCGGTGCCGTTCACACGCTGATGATCGGCGGCGAGCTGGTGTTCGACTGCACGCTGCGCTCGATCGGCGAGGACCACCGGCGCTACGACGCCGCCGGTAAGCCGCTCCTGATCGTCGTCGATCTGACCTTCGAGGAGTACGCCTGATGTCGATCAACTGGAGCCCCACGCCCGTCGAGGAGGTGGTGCAGAACGTGCGCACGCTGCTCGCCACGGCGCCTGGAACTGTGCCGCTGTCGAGGGCAATGGGCACGCCGCAGGATACGCTCGACACGCCCGAGAGCGCCGCAGGTGCGCGCCTCCAGGCTGACGTCGTGCGGGCGGTCAAGATCTACGAGCCGCGCGTGAAGGTGAAGCGCGTGCGCATCACAGCCACCGCAGATGGCGTCCTCGCCGCGACGGCCGAGCTGGTGGCTCCATGAGCGACCTGAGCTTCGCGCAGAAGGATCCGGCGGTCGTGCTCGAGGAGGCGCTGGCCGTCTACAAGGCGCAGACCGGCGTCACCCTCGGCGCCGCCGACCCGCGCCGCTTGCACCTCCAGGCGCTGCTCCTGCTGCTGTCGCAGATCCGCGCCCTCGTCGACTTCTCCGGAAAGCAGAACCTGCTGCGCTATGTCTCGGCGCAGTACATCGAGGAACTCGTCGCGCTCATCGGCGGGAAGCTCATCCCGGCAGGCCCGTCCACTACCACGCTCCGCTTCACCGCGATCACGCCCGGCATCCTCACGATCCCGCTGGCCAGCCGCGCCACCGATGGGACGCACATCTGGGCGGTGAAGGAGACCACCGTCAGCGGCGGCGGCGCCTCCTACGTCGATGCGCTGGCCGAGTGCACCGTGACCGGCCGCGCCAGCAACGGCGTCGTCGCCGGCCAGATCGTCACGCTGGTGGACTCGATCTCGAACATCGCCAGCGTGTCGAACACCACCACCACGAAGGGCGGGCGCGACGTCGAGGGAACTGAGGCATTCCGCGAGCGCGCCCGGTCGATCCCGGAGGCGTCATCGACCGGCGGCCCGGGCATCGCCTACGAGGCCCTCGCGCGTGGCGCGTCCACCGCTGTGGCCGATGCCGTTGCCCTCGGTCCCGACGACGGCGCCAATATGAACGGCGCCGCGCCGGACCCGTGCGAGGTACTGATCCTCGTCATCGAGGGCGAGCGGGATGACGCCGGCACGGTGACCAGCGTCATCCCCGATCCGAGCACTGACCTGATCACGACGGTGACATCGGCCGTCGTCGATCCGAAGGTGCGCGTGCTGGCCGACTCGGTGAGCGTGGCGGCGCCGTCCTTCGTCGACATCGACATCACCGCGACCTACTACATCGCGCGCAGCCGCTCTGCCTTCGCCGCCGAGATCCAGGCCGCCGCCGAGGATGCCTTTGCCGCCTATCGGCTGTGGCAGGAGTCGAAGATCGGGCGCGACGTGAACCCCTCGAAGCTCACCGCCGACCTCGTCGTGGCCGGGGCGAAGCGCCTGGTGGTGACCGAGCCGGCCTACGCCGCACTCAAGCGCGACCAGTGCGCCCGCGTCGGCTACGCCACGCTGACCTTCGGGGGGATCGAAGATGATTAGGCTCGACGTCTCCTCGACGCTGCGCCTGCTCGAATTCGTGCCGGAGTCAATCGCCGGCGACCCGGAGATCATCGCGCTGTCGGCCGCGCTCGATCCCGAGCTGCGCGCGGTGTCGGCCTCCATCATCGAGGCGGTGATCCTGCCGAGGATCGCCGACCTGCCGGGCCCCGTGCTCGATGCGGTGGCGTGGGGATTCCGTCTCAACGAGCTGGCCATCTGGGAAGACGCGACGCTGGCGGGCAAGCGACGCCTGCTGGTGGACATCGCCGACGTGCTCAAGAGGAGCGGCACGGTATGGGCGGTGCGCCGCATCTTCGACCTGCTGCAGCTCACCGGCACACTGGTGGAGTGGTGGGAGGAAGCCGGAACGCCCGGCACCTATCGCCTGCGCATCGATGCCACCGAGGTGGGCATCACGCTCCACGCCCTCGAGCAGGTACCCGAGCTGACGCAGCGCTTCGCCCCCAAGAGCCGGAAGCTCTCCGAACTCGCTGTGGAGGCCAATAGCACCGGCGCGCTGCGCCTCTACCCGGTGGCCCAGGCGGGCCGCCACATGACGATCGGATTCGGCCCATGAGCTACTACTGCATCCTGACCACGCTCGGCCTGCAGCGACTGGCCGAGGCGCAGTACAGCGGGATCCCGCTCGTGTTCACGCACTTCGCGGTGGGTGACGGCAACGGCTCGCCGGTGACGCCGAGCGCGGGAGCCACTGCCCTGGTCAACGAGACGTGGCGTGGCTCGATCAACGGCGTGACGATCCACCCGTCGGCGGCGAACACCATCCGCGTCGAGGCGCTGATCCCAGCCGGCAGCGGCGGGTTCACCATCCGCGAGGCTGGCCTGTTCAATGCCGACGACGAGCTGATCGCCGTCGCGAGCTACCCGGCCACCTACAAGCCGAACCTCGCCGACGGGGTGACCTGCCAGGAGTACCTCCGGATCCTCATCGAATACGCGGCGGTGGAGGCGGTGGATCTCACCGTGGACACCTCCGTGATCATGGCCACCCGCGAGTACGTCGACAACGCGACGGCGGGCGGCCTGGCGCTGTGGGAGAGCTTCACGTGATGGCGCTACTGCTTCAGTCGGCGCTGCTCCTCGGCGTGCTTGGCGGCCTTGGAGGCGAAGACCATCGCCCCCGCGATGCCGCCTACGAATCCGACGACGCCGCCCCAGAATCCGAGAAGGAAGCCACCGAGGGCGGCGCCGGCGAGGCCAAGGGGGAAGGAGAGCATCGTCCCCATCTGATCCTTGCTCTTGTCGACGTGGCAGTAGGGGCAGACCTTCCCGGCGAACGGAACGTCTTTCCCGCAGTTCGAGCACCGCATGCGCGCCTCCAGTCCACTCATCGGCGGAGTCGCTATGGTCGCACGGCTATCCGTCTATCCGTCAAGCCCGTG